TGCACTCGGCGGAATGGTAGCGAGCGCTGTGCCTACACGAGACATGGAGAAGGAAGCAGGGTAGACGAGGTTCGGACGTATCGTGGGCGGATCACCATTATCCGCGGTGTGTACATAATCGCTGAACTCAATGAAATATAGTTTTGCTGAGTAGTCTTGATTTATCTCTTTTCCGCTCACGATGAAATCTTTCGCTGTATTTCCGAAAGGACCGAAAGCGAAATATGCATCAACCAATATGACTTCTGTTGCAGGGATAGTAGCAAGTAATATAGAGAACTTCTGTGCGACGCTTGTCATTTCAATCGTATCAATGACAGCATCTACGGGTGTACATGCGACTTCGAAGACATGCGCGGAGTCATTGGACCATATTTTTATTCCGTAATCCACATCTGTATAGAATGTGACAGGTCCATCAAGCGTGACGGTTACTTCGCGGGCTATGGTAGCCGTTGCAATAAGTCTTCCTGTTGCCAAGGTGGAAAGCAGCGCATCATGTGCGATGCTTACGCGGCTTCCAACAGCATAAAAATACTGTTCTATGTCTACATTGCATGAACAGGAGACCTGTCTGCCTATCTTGACGCCGAAGAGATAGTATCCCATAAGCATCGCTTGATATATGTTCGTCACGCCCTTGAGTGTAACTTCCTCATATACAGGGTGGTCTATACCATCAAACGTAGCCTGATCGAGCTTTGGATTTTTCAGTGTGATCGTAATGTTCTGATAGTTTACTGTGGAGCTTATAAATGTGACTTTCAGCGCGTCAGGAAGATCAGAGAAAGCTCTCGATGTTTGCAGTGAAGAGGAGTTTCCTGTATGTATCACAGCAGTTGTTATCTGCTGATTATACTGGTTGTTGTAATCAGCAGAATCCGGGTAGCCTGTATAGTACACATCATGCACCAGAGAGTACAAGGAATTCTTCATGTAGAAAGACGCACGTGCCGGAAACAAAATAAGAGCGAGCAGCTCGACCAGACGCATAGAACTTGTGCAGACAAAGTTAATGTCAACCTGATGGTCGAGCGTGACTACTGTGAGCTCTCCAGCATCATCATAGCTATTAAGTACGCGGCTTTCATTACAGTACAGCCAGAGATCCTGCAACGCTTCCCAGTCAAACTTCGTTCCTGCTGTCTGACAGGCAGCAAGATCTATACCGCCGACGGGACACCATGTGCCACGGAAAGATGCAAGATAAAGATCTGCTGGGTTTGCTGTTTCCTCCCATGACGACTTCGTGGCAAAGGGCCATGTCTTCGTAAGCGGATTGTATTTTGGAAGCACTGCAGAAGCGACACAGTTTATCTGCTCGATGACGCCACTCATCTGATCTGTGGCTTTTATTCGGAAGCCAATTCGACAGATATCTCCCTGCACGGAAGGTACTATCGGGTCGAGGAATGTGATGGACCGCAGCGAGGAGAGCACCCACTTATCTGCATAGGTATATTTGGCTGGGGAGTCATTTACATTTGTCTTCCGTGCCCGGCGAACAGTTACTTCATATTGCAGGGACGGATCCGGCGTAGTAGTGACGGTGTATGTGATCTGAATGACTGCCAGGCCACCCTTTCCAGCGCCAAATCCAGCATGATACTTTAGCTTAGAAAGACCTGTGTTTCCTTGGAAGAAGCTTCCTCCTCCGCCACCAGCACCAAATCCCTGCCCGTCGGTGCTGCCTTGTGTATCACCTCTATACTGCGGACCTGCACCGAGACCACCAGCGCCCAAAGATGCTCCACCGCCGCCGCTACCTAATATGGCATTATAAAAATTGTAGCCAGGATCATCAGGCAGATAGTTCATCGTCGCTCGTCCGCCAATACCTCCGGCGGCATAAGCGGAGGATGCACCATTACTTGCTCGTGTAGGAAGGTTACCATAACCAAAAGCATATGGCATAGGTTCTCCACCAGCAGCGCCATTTGCCATAAATGTGCGCGTATATCCTGTGGAGGGGCAACTGATACTGGTATTCTGCCCCTGGTCTGTTCCTATCACAATATCAAGCGTGGCACCTGCAGGTATCTGTGCTCCTGATATGTCCTCATCTTTGGTGCACTGCCCACCTGCGCCACCATGCCCGCCAAGTCTTATGCCATGGTAATCTGTTCCTCCGATCGTACCATCAGTACCAACAGCACAACCGGTGAGCTTGATGTCTGTCACTCCGGCCGGAACAGTCCAAGACCGGGAGGAGCGGAATTCAATCGTCTTGGTCTGCACGATAGGGATGGTGGTTGCAGGAATTACAGCGGAGAGGGTATATCGCGCTTCCGTAGAAAGAACCTTGTTTACCGTTCTCCTCGCCGAGGCGTCTGTAAATGGTATCCAAGTTTCGGTTCCGACGTTGCGCCACAGCAGCTCAAATGTGTCGCTGAGGTTAAATTTATTCGCATTACTGTCATAACCGAAGAAACCGCCCGCGGAGATTGTTACACTGACTTCGCGCGTATCTCGTTTTGTGACTCGCGCGGGGAGCGTTTCAAGGTAGTCTATTTCATCAACATTATCAGGCCATACAAGTTCGAGCCCGAGCTGATCTTCTGTTATTTTCTTCCCATATGTTCGGGAGTCGAGTTCGCCCACGCTCTGCTTTATATCGAGGATTACTTCATCTTGCGGCGTGAGAAAGGCTGATGTTGTGGAATCGGGCATGAGAATGCCTTCAAGTACACCCGCGGCAAGACCGTCAGAGAGCCGTGCATCCCCGAGCCGTATATCCGTGAGCGCCAGGGGACCATGTCCGACAACAAGAAGGCCATGTAAATACATATCCACGCCATCTTCTCCTGTCGGTTCCGTCCAATAGCCAGAGGCCATGTATGGCGCGATTCTATGCTTTCCGAGGATTATCGGCCAAGCTCCGCCGGCATGATTCTGGTTTCGTGCGCCGGCGAGATCCGGCCGATCCTTGTTCGTGTCATAGGAGTTTCCATCCATCTCGCCCATGTCCACGACTTTACCGAAGAGCATGGTTCCGACGGCACCAGCTACACCAAAAATACCCGCGGTGAACATGCTCGCCATCATTGAAATGGCAAATATGCCGCCGACTCCCGTTGCCAAGAATACAGCGCCTACAGCGAGCGCGAGAAGACCTATAACGCCAGCGGTTGCCGCGGCTTTGTTTTTATGATCTTCGCTGCCATATGTTCCGGCAACTATCGTACGAATTATGATATTCTGATTTTCCGTTACTACCTGCTCAGTATCAGTACACTTTATGCCATCTACCCAGACAGGATGATGCGCTTCGAGGAGCTCGAGTTTCATGAGGAGAGCTGCTACTGTAAGTTCCGTTTCGTCTATATGGATCGTCTCATATGTCTCTGAAAAGAGCTTACGATATAATAAAACTTGCATTATGCCTCCCTGTATCTGTAGTACCCGGCGATTCTACTTCGTAGTGTACGGCCATGCTCCATTCCTGTCAAGCTTGAGAGCGTAACGCCGCATTTTGGTGCATGCAGAATGTAACCCGATCCAAGGAATATACCGATATGACAGACGCTTCCTTGATATGTCATGAGTACAATATCTCCCGGGACCGGCACATCTACTTCGATGACCGTCTCTGCCATGTGCTTGAATATTTCAGCAGCACGCTCTGCATTGCTTTCAACGGCATAAATGAAATCAGGAAGCTGTATATCAAGCTGCTCGGACATAAAAATAAGAAGTAGACCGTAACAGTCTACTCCTTTTTTGGTTCTCCCATTTGCTTGCCATGGAATGCCAAGATACTTCTGTGCCTGTATGACCAAGTCTGGCATCAAAAACACCCCGGGAAATGCTCCAAGTCGAATGTTTTGGACGGAACAGCGGTGTCCAAATACGTTTCATAGATGAGATCTCCAGTCATTACCAAGGAATCCCAGGAAATGTTTCGCAGCTTGAACTCCCATTCTTCGAGCTTTTCTGCGACATTTTCCGAAGTATTCAGAATGGTATGCGCCATAAGACTCGGAGGGGATGAGAGGGAGAGCATGATGCCTATAAGCTGCTGATCCACGATGCAAATGCTCAGCTTCGAAGAGCCTGATTCCCCTGACTTGTTGTCCGGCGGATCGAATGTGAATGAAGCGGCAGTATAGACATCCCCGTCATAGGTTATGTCCACGGTGTTGTTGCAGAAATGGAGCACAGTGCCAAGCTCTTTATGCCATATATCAATCAGCGTAATGTATGTACATTCTGAGGAAGAAGCCATCAGATCTTTTATCTGCTCCGCTGTCATTGCGGGACCTCCTCAATGACTGCCATCACGTATACGCGTGTTCCAAAATACTTCTGTATTCGATACGGTACACTGTTATTCTCCATGGAGAACCGGCATGTTCTGATGAGGTATGTGTCAGGCGTTCCGAGAATATCGGGTATGGGGAAAGCGAATTCGAGAACACCATCGAGAAGCGTATCCCGGACATAAGCCTCAAACACCTGAAACTCCGTCGATATACCGTCCGCGAGAGCCACGCGCTCAAAACTAAGCGTTACATTGTGATAGACGGAACGCGCGGTGAACCTCCGGCGCATCTTTCGCATGCCATTCTCCTGTGTCGTGACGAGTACATTCGGCTGCGCAGCCCTATTGTACCCGTCTGCCAGGATGACATTATTTACATTTACGGGCCACGCGATTGCCATTATGATCTCCTTACCGGTTGCGGCCGGGCGCCATATCGGCTGCTCATGGCAGTGTCAAAGCGTCCTGATGCAAGCATACCGCCTACCGCTTTTTCGATCAAGAGCGTGGTCTGCTTGTTTCCCTTCTCATCAGTTGTCGTGGAAGCCTTCACTGTGGCATCGGCATAGTTGTTTACCACAATGTTGGGTGCGCTCTGCTGTGCAACGACTCCGAGCTTCCCATCTGCTCCCCGGGTAAGGGGCATGACCGCTTCCGGGCCGGCCTCACCCATGACGCCGTTGAATGCAGCACCCGTGGCAAATTTGAAGAATGTCGGCTGCGTATAGACGCCCTGCGTAAGCCCTGTCGACCCGTTGAAAACGTCGCCGTTTGCATACCCCGAGACGATCGCCTGCTGCCGGGCCGAGGCATATTGCCCCCGGGCCGCATCCAGATAGAGTATATTCGCCTGGAACTGCTGGATCATGATCTGGAACTGATCCTTGAGGTTCTCGAGAGCACGCATTTCCGCGGACTCTTTGTCATTATCGTCCTGTTCCTTTGTTCCAAGAAGACCGCTGATGAGGCTCGAAAAACCGGAAGCTGCAAGGAGGCCAATACCCATCTGCCAGTTGCCAGCGGCGAAGGCGCCCTGCGCGGCGGAGAGGAGGATGGATGGGACCATGTTGATCATGTTGTTGGACCATGCTTTCAGGATGTCATCAAAGTTCTCGAAAGCATCATTGCCCTCACGGAGGTTCTTTCCAAGCTCATACATGCTGTCGGACATGGCTGTTGTTGTAATGGCAAAACTCTGTTGTGCCATGTCTTTGAGTACGCCTTTAAGTAGTTCACCTGATGTTGCAGCCATTGCAAGAGCTCGCTCATATTTCTCTACATCAGCCGCTGCCTTCTCCCATAGGTTATTTTCACCTGTTCCTTCAATCTGAGAAAGGGGGTTATCCTTAGCCTCAGCGGCTAAACGCTGAAGCTCTGCGAGTTTATCAAGGCTCATTTCAGGTGTGCCAGAAATGCCTTTTGTGAATGCTGTTCCTATTTTTAAACTGCTCCGCCCCTGCGCATATGGTATTCCTGTAATGCCTTCCAGATTATACTTGTTGAGTTCCCCTGTGCTCTTGGTGAATTCCTCAAGGCCACCGGCCTCACCACCAAGATATCTGCCCCATGCTGTGTCTTTTGCCATGCGAAAAGCTTGCTCAGTCCCGGGTGATCTGCCTGCAATAGTGCCGGAAGACCATGCGCTGCGGGCAGCTGCCATACTGTCTGCGAGACCTGTTGCGCTGTCACGTGCCTCTTCAAACTGCTTTACAAGTGCTTTGAGCTTCTCTTCAGCTTCCTTAATGGCAGCTATGTCTTCTGCAGGTATCAGTGCTGCCTTTCTTGTCTCCGCTTCAATCTCTTCAAGGTATACGCCGAGAGCGAAGGCTTTACTAAATTCTTTACCAGCCTTTTCTATATCCTCTCGATTGTACCCATACATTGCAAAAATACTTTCTGTAGCTTGCCCTTTTGCCAAAGGATATGCCGGGTTTGCTTCTGTGCGTCCGCGTGCGGGGCCTGAAGAAAGTATTTGCCCACCGAAAACAGAAGGTAATGACGAAGCATCACCTCTACGAGTAGCCGTCATGAACTCTGCTGTTTTCTGTTGCTGCACCACTTTTGAGATAACATCTGACGAGATAAAGCGAGTAGGATGGGCCAAAAGATTGTTTACTTCTTTGACACCCTTGATAAACTGTGCTGCTACATCATTACCATAGAGTTTTGCAACTTCTTTCACAGTCTGTGCGAAATCTTTTGCTTTGTCCTCACTGACGCCGAGGACCAAAGAGAGCCTTTCATAATTATCGAGAAGAACAGAAAGCCCTTTCTGTGCATCATCTGGTATACTGGCAGCATCTGTAAGGTCTTGCATAAGCCCCGTTGCGTCAGCTGCTGAAAGCCCTGCAGAAGAAAGAGATATCATGAGTTCGGAAAGAGCCGTTTTGTACTCTTCTGTAACATCCGTCTCCTTCATTTTCAGTTTAAGCTGTTCCGCCGCGGCTTTTATCTCGTCTTCCGAGAAAGCCTTGTACTTCACCTTATATGCATAGAGTGCTTGAAAAGTCTGCTGATACGTAGACGCTGCTTTCGTTGCCAAGATCAAACCGCGTGCGTCAGTTTCGAGCTGCTCTGCTGTCTTGGCATCCATCCCATCATTGCCTGCCATATCGCGTCGTTTCATCTGAAGAATTTCTACATAATTCTGCCAGAGCGGATTGAGCTCTGTGAGTACTTCAAGCTGATTTGTGAGATCTGTAATTTTTACAGGAAGCTCATATTTACGTTGGTCACTTATACCTATATCAGTGTCTTGTGCACCTCCTGTGAGAGGCACTTTCGTTTTTTCCAGCCACTTAGTTATATCTGCGAGTGTCCTAAGCTCTTCCGGCGTCATCGCTGTACGATCTAGATTAAGAAGCGTGGCTTGCAAGCTCTGAAAGAATTTCTCTGTAGGACCGGAGAAAAACTCCTCCCCGGGAGATACTTGTCTACCGAGAGCTGAAGCACCTATAGATGATTCAACTGTATAGGGTATAAGATTCTCTTTAAGATCTGTTGTCACGGTCGCATCTACACCGAGTTTTTTGGTCAAAAAATCAAGAAGAGCATTTATATTCTGTGTCTGGCTATCCAGCCACTTGGCTCGCAGTTTCATCTCTTCTACCTGTGCAGAACCGCTCGCACTTGTTGCAGAAGCCATGGTTACCTGATACGGATTGGAAAGAAGCTCGTTATTGAATGGCATCAACGCTCCCTGCATGGATCGCGCACGTTTTTCATTATCACTAAGACCTGCAGCAGGGACATATATTTTTTCAACAGCTTTTCTCAGAGCAAGAAATTCAACGCCAAGACTATTCGAAGGTATGCCTCCTCGCTCAATATCTGTGATAGAGCTGATCATCTTGGCTCTATTCTGCTTTGCTGTAAGTTTATCATAAGCATCCTGCATTGCATTCACAGAGTATGCATCATATACGGAGAGGCCCTTTCCAGATAATCGTTCTTCAGAGTTTGCTGTTGCGATGATGTCTTTGAGTGATGCGCCCCCTTTGAACTCAGCAATCGCCTTATTGGCATCGGCCAGTGCATTTGTTATAAGAGGTAGTATATTATTGCCGAGGTCCGCGAGCATAACCTTCATATTGTTCATGAACATTGTAAATTGACCATTGAATGACATTGTGGC